AAAACCACATTCTTTTACCACAGGAGTTTGCAAAGGTGAAATCTACTCTGAACGTTATCTTGTATTTGCAAAAGTAAATTCCACTTGAACAAAAATTGGGGTGGATTTTACTTTTGCAATTAAGTTGTGTAATATTTGGGTTAAAAAAACATTAAATTGTGCTTGAAAAATTTAAATTAATCTTGTATAATGTATAAGTCCTAATATTTATGGCTTGTGCCCATAGCTCAGCAGGATAGAGCGTCGGTTTCCTAAACCGCAGGCCGGAGGTTCGAATCCTCTTGGGCACACCACGAAAAACCGCTTACCGGAATGGTAGGCGGTTTTGTTATATGTTGGCGAAGGTTGACATAATAACAAAATGACTACTATTTGACTACTATTTTTAAATATACATACAATCAGTTAAGGTTAGTAAAGTGTAAAAAGCAAGTCTTTAAGCCTGCTTTTCAGAAGCAGTATTTTTTGTTATGAGGCTTTCCATTACATTAGCTGCTTCCCTATCTGCAGACTGTAAAGCATGAGAATAAACAGCCAAGGTTACACTTGGATTTGCATGTCCTAACCTGGAAGCAACAGCTCTAATGTTTAATCCGGAATGAATCAGCATAGTTGCGGCAGTGTGCCTCAAATCATGGAGCCTTATATTGGGGAGATTGTGACGCTTTAAAAACTTTTTAAATGTCTCTGTAAGTGTATCAACATGTATTATATAACCGTCGATAGTCGTAAATAACCACTCAGGATCTTTCCAAAGCTCACCCTGTTTTTCTTTTTCTTCTTTTTGCCACATGGTGCCCATTTTGACTTTCTGTTCCAACTGCCAAACCTTATATTGCTTCAATGTTTGTACTAGTGATTTGGGAATTGCAATTTTACGAATTGATGAATTAGTTTTAGGCTGCTTAATCTTTATTCCAGTAGCAGGGGTATATTCAGCTGCTTGTTTTATATGTATTATTTCGTTATCAAGGTCAACGTGTTCCCACTGCAGTGCAGCAAGTTCTCCTCGTCTGCAACCGGTCATTAAGGCAAGCATGATAATTGCTTGTTCTTTAATAGGTTCCGTCAGTAAACATTCATATAAATTAGAGAAACCTTCTTCATTTAAGCATTCCATTTCCTTTAATTTTACCTTTGGAGGTTGGACCTTAAGACATGGATTTTCCTTTATCATTCCCCATCGATATGCATCATTAAGCATGACTGATATTACCCGGTGATAGTGAAGAATGGTTCTACTTGATAGAGGTTTAGGATCAGAAGCAGGAATAAATATTTTATCGAGTTTAACTTTAAGAGCATTGCTTATTTTTCTTGCCACAATGGTTGTATTTCCAGATAAGATACCATTCAAGGTTTTTACAGAAATATTTGCAGTTGATGCCAGGTTAGTTAATTCTAGTTTACGATCGCCAATGGCTTTTTGAAGCTCTGGTTTTGCTATATACTTAGTATCTTCACGAATGCCATTTTCCTGTAAATTACGGTAAAAATCCAATAGGTGTAGAGGCTTTAATTGGTCAAGTTTTAAGTGCCCTAAAGCTTCTGTTACACGACCTTTTAACATTGATTCATATCGATAATATGTTTTATTCTCAAGATTCTTTCCATGCTCTGAAAGCCATTTATCAATGAAATCTGATAATGTAAATTTAGATGGCTCGTAGTAGTCGCCGTTTTGAACTGATAGTTCAAATTCTGTGGCGATTTTATTGATTTCTTTATCCCACTGCCGGTCTGTCATTCCTTCAGGACGTTTAATAGTCTTTTGTTTAAATAGTTTTTTGTCGTTACAATCATATCCACATGAAACTGTTATAAGATATGAATTTTTACCTCTTTGCCGAATACTGGCCATATAAGTCACTCCTCCTTACTTTTCTATTTTTCTTTTTCGAGTTCTTTCCATTCGCTTAGCTTCTAAATTGGCACAATCTCTATTACAATATATTTTTCTTGTATCAGCACCAATTATTTCAAAGTAATTTGAACAGGTTGAATTCTTGCATTTCCTAAATCGTTTATTCGAAGATAATTTTAAAAAGATCTCGAAATACATAGATGAAAGTAAATTCTTTGAATGCCAATTTCCAATATAAGTCATATCTCTTGATAATTTAAGTTCTGGCTTAATTTCAGAAATATATGAGTTTACCATTCTACATACCGCATATTTAGCGTAAAAGAAAAACATGGCGTTGAACTCAGGAGAACTATTGTCAAAATCATAAAATCCTTTATCTAGCATAAGCTCGATGTCTTGAGAGTATATTATTCCATCTGTTAAAAACTCTACTCCTTGATACCATATACTTATAAGTTTATTAAGTTCAAATAAAGATCTTAATGTTAGTGATATTTCCTTGTTTTTAATGTGCTCTTCGATATCTAAGATTAATTGCATTATTCTTATTTCTTTTATTACATCGCAAATGCTTTCGCCATATCTTGGTGCTTTTCCAAAACCCAAAGAACCGTACTTATCATAAAAATCTAAAATTTTTCGTTGATCTTCATAGTTAATAGAAATAAAGTCTAGAAATACTGCATTTTTTTCTGAGATGCTAGTCACATCTTTTATTATTTTATCATTTCTTACTTCTTCGTTATAAAGACGATAAATAATTTCATTGTCAATTTTATACCGTCCGACTAAATTTTCAAACGTAAAGCCTTTCTGTAGAACCATAATTAATTCTCCTTTCAAAGGTCATGCAAAATTGGGTATATTCGTACGACATAATTTATTATATCATACTATTATAAAGAGTCAACAACAAAAACAACAAAAAAAAGGGGGAGAGCTTCATGGATAATATTAAAGAGTCTATAGTTCTCAAGAAAATTAAACAGTGGGAAATTGCTGAGATTATTGGAATAAGCGAGTTTACATTATCAAGATGGCTAAGAAATCCAGAAAAACTTAATAATGAGAAACTAGAAAAAGTTAAAGATGCAATTAATCAACTTACTTTAAAGGGGGCCTAAACTATGCCAGCACAACGTGAAAAAACCAATCTAACCTCTAAGCATTTTAACCTGCCATACACATTTTTAAAAACAGGTGCTAAGAATGGGCTTCTTTCTGGATGTTTCTTTCGTATAGGCAGCAGAGGAGACATTATCTGGGACTGGGATCTTTTAGAGGAAAAACTAAAAGAGTTAGCAGCTGGAACAGATAAAAAAGTACCTGAAGTTATAGAGTATGGCAAGTTACGCCGAGTTCAACCATAGGTGGTGTACATATGATCTTACAATATGACAGACAAATAACCATATCTGTAGCTGGGAGTAGAAAAGCAACCCTGTGGCTACCACAAAAAACATGCGTATCAGAAACTTATGACCGCTTAAGAAACCCGTCTAGAGGCGTTCAAACTCATGCTGAATATCTTAGGTTACCTAAGTCCAGGCAAGACGAGTTAAAGGATGTAGGCGGTTTCGTGGGCGGTACTCTTAAGGATAACAGGCGTAAGGTCACTAATGTATTAGGCCGTGACATTATAACCCTGGACCTTGACAACATACAGTCAGGTGAGACTAATACAATATTATTACGCCTTGAGTCTTTAGGCTGTGGCTATGCGGTGTACAGTACTCGTAAGCACGAACCGATCAAGCCAAGGCTCCGCATACTTGTACCACTAGACCGTACAGCGACAGCAGACGAGTATAAGCCATTAGCCAGAAAGCTTGCATCGTGGATCGGTATAGAAATGTGTGACCCTTCCACTTTTGAGACCCATAGGCTTATGTATTGGCCGTCATGTTGTAGTGATAGCCAATATGTATATCAGGTAGGAGATAAGCCTTTTCTATCAGTTGACGGCGTTCTAGCTCAATATGCTGATTGGCGTAATGTTGCAGAGTGGCCGCAAGTGCCAGGCGTGCAGGCTGAACATGTAAAGCTGGCACAGAGGCAGGGTGATCCGCTAACTAAGACGGGCGTTGTTGGTGCTTTCTGCAGAGTGTATGACATTTACAATGCAATAGAGACTTTTCTTCCTGGAATATACACAACATGCGATAACCTAGAGGACAGATTGACATTTACAGGCGGCTCAACTGTTGGCGGGGCGATTATATATGAAAACGGCAATTTCCTATATTCCCACCATGCTACGGATCCAGCGGGCAGTAAATTATGCAATGCTTTCGACCTTGTAAGGCTGCATAAGTTCGGCCATATGGACGATGATGTAAAGCCCGACACTCCGGCCAACAAATACCCGTCATATACCGCTATGTGTGAATTCGCTGTATCCGACAGTCAGGTAAGCACCTTACTCAACCAGGAACGATATGAGAAAGCTGTTGCCCACTTTAAAGGCACGACGATAGATTATGCATGGTTTTCAAAGCTAGATATGAATAAAACTACAGGAGCGATTGCTAAGTCTAGCTATAACATAGGAGTTTTATTAGAGAATGATCCTAATTTAAAAGGGAGAATCAAACACAATATTTTTTCTGATAAAATTATTGGATTTCCACCACTGCCATGGGGAGATAGAGAAAACAGCAATACAGTGTTTGAGTGGAAGGGATCAGATGATTCAGGTCTAAACATTTACATTGAAAAAGTCCTTGGGATTCGGCACAGGGATATGGTTAGGGATGCATTTGTTATACATGTTTCGAAACATTCATTTGATCCTGTAAAAGATTATATATCTAACCTGTGTTGGGATGGTGTAAAAAGGCTTGATACATTACTTGTAGATTATTTAGGAGCAAAAGATACACCTTATACTAGGTCTGTTATTAGAAAGTCATTAGTTGCTGCAGTATCAAGAGCCATGACCCCTGGTTGTAAATATGATTGCATGCTTGTTCTTACAGGGCCTCAAGGCATTGGCAAAACAACATTTCTGAGAAAGTTGGGCAAAGGATGGCATACCGAATCCCTAACTTCATTTGATGGTAAGGATGCGTTGGAACTAATTCAAGGTAACTGGTTGATTGAAATTGGGGAGTTGTCTGCATATAGCAAAGCAGACATAAAGGCAGTTAAGCTTTTTCTAAGTCGTTGCGAAGATGAATATAGAAAACCATATGCTAGAATGCCAGAAAAGCATATGCGAAGATGTGTATTTTTTGGAACCACTAATGATAGTGAGTTTTTAAGGGACAGTACAGGGAATCGCAGGTTTTGGCCTGTTAAATGCTCAACATATTCTGAAAAAAGTGTTTTTAATGACCTTGATGAAGAGGTTGATCAAATATGGGCAGAGGCTTATTGCTATTGGCAGCTCGGAGAAAAACTTTATATTGAAGTGTTATTAAACCATGTTGACCGGAATGAAAAGATTGATGATTCATCTGGCCGGAGCTGGATGTATAATCTTAAGTTTACATACAAAGAACGTCTTTATCGTTGTATTCATTTCTACCCCCAACAATGGTCTATCCCCTTTACAGTTTTTATTAATCATAAACTGTTTGGGATGTTTTTTAAATAATGGGCGGGTATTTTTCTTTCCCATAAGTGGGTATTTTTATTTTACCATTAACACTTGTTGATGGCTTGGAAGCTAATTAAACCACATGCTATGTAACTTGCTATACTTTGACATGGTAGCAACTGGTAATGGGTCCTTCTGGAAGGTTAGGACGAAATGGCACGCGACTCGCATCGCTTGCCTCGATATAAAATAAAAATTTCACTTGTGATTGTGAAAGGATGTGATATTTATGGCTGAAAAGCAGCATGCAAAAAGGATTAACGGCAAATTGCATTTTTCAACATGGGCAATGTGTAACACGCTTGGAGTAACTCAACAAGCATTATCACAATGGGCTACGCAGGGGTGTCCAAAATCAAATGAGAGAGGATGGTGGCCTCTCAATGATGTTTTAAAGTGGAGAGGTATCCTTCCAATAAAGTTAAGTGATGAGGAAAAAATTGAAGCACTAGAAACCCGTATTAAAGAGCTGGAAGCAATCATTAACAAACAACGAGACAAATAAGTACTTCAATCATAAGGAGATCAATTCTACTGAGTAAAGGAGATAGAAAGTTATGACTTATACGATATATTCAAATGGCTATAATATCATGTACAAAATTGACGAAAAATATTATTATTCAGGTGCATTGAGCTATCCAAGGGATGAAAGACTAAACATTCTGCAGGATAGCACAACGGGTAAATTCTTTATAAGACGGCATGATCCATTGATCAAAGAAATAGTTAATGTAGGTATAGGAAGTTATTCATACCGTCCTTTTGGATATTCAGAATCTGGCGGCAAAATAATTACTAACAATTTAGTTCCATTTATAGGGCAGCAGGAGTATTTTCCTGAGTATTTTAGAAGATTGAAACGCTGGGTTGTTAAGTATGATGACGATTCATTATATGTATTTAATCCTGTAAATATTGATGGAAAAGACTATATCAATATTAGTGACATTGGTGCGGCCTTTGGTTTTAGCTTCTCAATGGAAAAGGACGATATAAAGCGGATTCAGCTTATAAAAGTTGCGAACCTATAAATTAATGGGAGGGACGATTAGAATGGCTTATGTTACATATGCAAATGGTTACAATACAATGTACAAAATTGACGGAAAGTACATTTATTCAGATAGAACAGATTTTTCACACGGGGAGATCGGTACAGCTAGCGTAAGTATATTGCAAGATAGCGAATCAGGTAAGTTTTTAGTTGAGAATGAATTTATACGTGGAATAATACATGTAGCTCTTGGTCACTATACTTGCATAGATTTTGGATATTCAGAATCAGGAGGCAAGATTCAAATTCCAATTGAATTTGCTCGAATAGTTGAAGAAGATGGAGATTATACAGATTATTTCAGTATATCGCACCATAAAGTCCTTAAGTACAAAGATATATCGTATATACTGGAACAAATATACATTGGATTCGGGTATTGCGGATATAAACAAAATTGAATTGGCATCAGCGGTTTTGTAAATGGATATAGATGAGAAACTACCGCATAATGCGGTAGTTAAATCTCAAAACATGTAAAGTAAAAATCAAGTGGAGAAAATCTCCGCTTGAAAAGTTAGTTTTAAATCGATACCCCTACGGTCCATGGTCCGTAGGGTGAAAAAGGAGTGACAGCTTATATGGCTTGGAATAACAGAAGAAGGAGTTATAGCGGTCAGGACTATACTTCAAAGCCTACAATTAACAGCGGTATGCTTCGTCACAGGATAACCCTCCAAGACTATGCATCTTCAAATGACAGTATGGGTGCAGAGGTTAAGAGTTGGAACAATTTTGCTGAAGTATGGGCAAGTATTGAGCCGTTGTCAGGCAAGGAGCTTTTTAAGGCACAACAGCTTCATGCTGAAACTACTACCCGAATTATTATTCGTTATCTTAACGGAGTAAACACAAAAATGCAAGTGGTGTTTAAAGACCGGGAGTATGATATTCTTCATGTTTTAAATAAGGAAGAGCGAAATACGGCAATGTACCTGCTCTGTAAATACCGGGATAAGAAGGCGGAGGTATAACCCTGTGGACTATGTTCCACAGGGTAGAGGATGTTTTAAGAGCAATTACGTCATTATGATGCATTTGCTCTTTGTAAAAAATCAAAGCGAAATAATTTCACTTTGAAAATCGATACACCGGGGAGGTGAGAGATTGGAAAACGAAAGAATGGAATTGGCAATAAAATATGCATCTGAATTCGGGTTCAGAATTATTATCCTTCATGGTATATCAGAAGACGGTGGGTGTACCTGTAAATCGGGAATCCACTGTGATTCGGCAGGAAAGCACCCAAGGCACTCCGAGTGGCAGAAAAGGGCAACAACCGATGTTGAGAAAATAAAAAGGTATTTCAACGAATACCCCAACTCAAACATCGGTATTGCCACAGGAGGTAAATTCTTTGTCCTTGACACCGACAGGAAAAAGGGTGGAGATAAAACCCTTGATGACCTTGAAAAGAGATATGGTCTGCGGCAAAAGACCGTAAGGGTTATTACCGGGGCAGGAGTTCATGATTATTACCTTATCCCTGCAGATGTAAAAATAAAAACAGGTGTTGGTGTTCTACCCGGTATTGATATTAGGTCTGACGGCGGTTTAGTAGTTGCTCCGGGAAGTATTCATGTATCCGGCAGGAAGTATGAATGGGCAAAGGGATGCTCTCCATGGGATATCAAAATGAAGCTGCCCGATGATTGGTTGTTGAAGAGAATCACAGAAAAAGACCGATTCAAAAAGGCTCCAGTAGTACCTGAGAATATAGAAGACGGCGTGAGGAATATTACGTTGACCAGCATAGCGGGTACCATGAGAAGGCGGGGTCTTGGGAGGAATGCTATATTATCTGCACTTCAGACGGAGAATGAACAAAGGTGCGACCCTCCTTTGGATGACTCGGAGCTTGAGATAATTGTAAACAGCATTATGAATTATACTCCCGCCGATCCTGCTACAGGTCTTAAGTGGGATAAGTGCATGGGTGAAGTGCTTGTAAGCAGAATAGATGCTATAGAGACTGCTGACGATGCATTTGTTGATGAAACCCTCAACTGCCTTGCCCTTGCCCGGCAGGAAGATCCTGCTGTTTATGCTAAAGCAAAGGCAAAGCTGAAGGGCAGGGTTAACCTTAATGACCTTGAGCGAGCGGTAAAAACTAAACAGGCTGCTATTAAAGGACTTAAGGTTGTAAAAGCAAGGGAGGAACGGGAAGGAGTAAAGTTTCCCGGTCTTGATGGGTATGAGTTCAACATCCCTGATGGCTGGAACGTAAGCCTTGAAAGTGGTGTAAGCGAAGGACTCAGATGTCTAAAAAAGTAAGTGGTGTTACCTGCTGGGTTTATGTTGTAGAATTGGCTGTTGAAAAAGATGAAGATATATTTCCCCTTTTGGGAGATTAAAAAGTTACCTCGGTAACCTTAAAAATATGAGTGTGGTAACTGGCTCAAATGAAGTTATGGCAATTGGTACAGGGGATTATATATAAGTAACCATATAATACAAGGATACTTATATATAGATACCCATACCCTATGTTTTTTCAAGGTATAAGGGGGGTGTATTCCCCTATAGCTACTATGTGTTTTCAAGGATACTGGTAACTTTTCCTTCAAGGCTAGTATTATCAAGGCTTAGAGTAGGTTACCACTATTCTATAAAAATTTGGGGCAACCCCTTCTATTGATTAAAAATGCGGAACGAGGAGGCTTTAAAAATATGTTTAATGATGGTTTTAGTGAAATTTCAATAAAAAATGGAATGAAGGAATGGATAGAAGCAAGAAGCGAAAGGTGCTATGAGCCCGAGTTGTATGATGAACTGCCGGAGGAAATAAGAGCGGCAATGGATGAATGGATTCGGATCAATATAAGACCTGATGAACATTGCAGATATCCAAGAAGCAGCTACGGCTTAAAAACAGATTTCAGAAGGGATACTGGAATATATGTTTATTCGGGTGTTATGGATGGAGCTCTTGCTAAAGCAGGATATAAGCCAGTGAATACCGAGGATAAACACAGATTCTATAGTGTTAAGTGCGGATGCTGCCAAAGGTGAAAAAAGTATTAAGAGGTTCAGGAATATAAGTAAGGAACCTTTGAAAGGTGCTGTTTAAAGTTGTTTTGGTTGGGGACACTTTATGGCTCCAACCAAAACAAAAATAAAGTTTGACAGCAACAATCAATGCACATTATCGTTTGATTTACGCAAAATCAAAAATAAATTATTTCGGTGAAAAATTCTGGGGGGAGGGGGATGGAAATATCTGGGAGTATTTTCCTGTTTAGCGGGCCGCCCCTCTCATAAAAAAATTCGCCGGTTCAAGAAGGGTATATAAGGGGTGAGGATAGCACTTTACCCTTTGGGACAACTACCGCACAGGGTTTTAATATTTCATAAAAAATCAAAATTACGGAGGTGTTGATATATGGCAAACGGACATGGTGGTGCAAGACCCGGTTCCGGGGCAAAAAGGAAACCGCTCGCAGAAAAACTGCTCCTCGGAAATCCCGGCAGAAAGAAATTAGAGCATCTGGATTTCGGGGAAGAACTCAAAGGTCAGGATATGCCCGAACCAAAGGATTACCTGGCGGCAAAGCAAAGAGACGGAACACCATTGAAGGCAAGGGAAATTTATGTTGAGATGTGGAACTGGCTCAACGACAGGGACTGTGCTGAACTTGTAAATACGCAGCTTCTGGAATCCTATGCAATGGCAGTAGCCAGATGGCTTCAGTGCGAAGAGGCAATAGATAATTTCGGCTTCCTAAGCAAGCATCCTACGACAGGCGCGGCTTGCCAGTCTCCATTTGTTGCGATGGGTCAATCATATAGAAAGCAGATGCTGAACATCTGGTTTCAGATATACCAGATTGTAAGGGAGAACTGCTCTTCGGAATTCGGCGGGCATTCCCTTAAGGATGATCCGATGGAACAGCTTTTGACAAGAAGGAGACCTTGAAACACAGATAGTGCTTGACTTTCATACCATTCAGAGCAATTAATGTTACAAGGGCAAATAAAAACAAGGAGGTCTTGGACATGGCAGCTTATACAATGAAATTCAAGGGCATAGCAAGAAAGGAACTTGCACAGGCACTGGCGGACGTTCTGGAATCAGAGGTTTCCTACAAGGGCGCACCTTCCTTCAACTACACTGTTGTAGATGCAAATGGTAACGAATGGGTTATAACAAAAGGTGACGAGTTGGTTTTCCCTGCTGATGATGTAAACAGAGCGGATACACTTGGTAAGCTGAAGGATGCTTTGGCAGAGACAGGCTTTAGCACAGAGGGATGCACATCAAAGATTACAATATCGGCAGAGGGTCATACAGGAGCAACCCTTAGAAACCTTTTGAATATGCTGGCAAGCAAGGAAGGCATTATATTAAAAGCAATCGGAGCGGATAAAGGCAACCGCTTGAGCAGGGAGTTCGTTGACAATATAAACCGCCTCAAACCTGAGACGCTTGAGAACTTCAAGGAACTCCTCCCTGCTCCAACGGATATGAAACCACTGGTTGAATTCGGGGAAGGAACAATAACCTTCAACTGGTTTCCTGCCACGCTGAATACTGCTGAAATAGAAGCCTACACCTTATTTGCACAAGCATTGAACCAACAGGCAATGGTGCAAAAGACCGCTTCCAATAAGGAGACCATTACCGATAATGAAAAGTTCACCTTCCGGGTATTCCTTTTGAAGCTAGGATTTATTGGGGACGAATATAAATCAGCTAGAAAGGTGCTTCTTAAAAACCTTTCGGGCAACGGAAGTTTTGCTACCGAAAGCTCCCTTCAGAAAGCATTGGAAAAAAGAAAACAGCCAGCGGCAATATAATACCCGCCAAGGAGTGACAGACTTTGTCACACCCTGTACTTCGAAGGAACCCTGCAAAGGGTTCTTTTCTGTCAGTGGATAAACCTTGAAACCCTTTAAAATAGTGTGCTCCAATGAAAAATATTACTTGCAATTACTATCAAACAGAGGGAAGATGTAATTAGAGGAAAACACACCTCAAAGCAAAGAAGGGAGCGGGTTTCAATGATGAAGAACATTAAGGTTGGAGACTTGGTTGACATTAAGGAATTAAGGACAGGGTACGTTGCGGAATATAGAGCGGCAGAGGTTTTGAAGATAACAGAAAAATCACTTATAATAAAAGACCGCTTTGGCAGACAGGTTGTTTCCAAGGATAAAATACAGGAAATTGAAAAATGCACCTACTACGTTAAAAGGTAATGAGGAAGGAGCGGGTAAGATATGATATCAAAAAAGGAATTGGTGCAGGAATTGAAAAAATACGGAGTGTTTGTGCCGGAGGATAAGATTGGTAACAAGCATTACCAGATGGCTGAAAAGCTCCGAAGTAAAACGGTTGAATCGGAGATAAAGGCTGAATATGCCGAAAAGGTTAATGACGGAGAATGCCCGGTTTGTTTTTACAACCTTGAAGAGTCCTTGCTCTGCACCAATTGCGGTGCTGAGTACCTAGATGACAACGGGTGTATAAAATACCGGGAAGGTACATGCCAGCTTGAAGGAGGAAGGTTTACAATCCTAAGCAATCTTAGAACACAAACCGAAACCGGGCAGGGATAACACATCGCCCTCCTAAAACAACAGGAAGCCCTACGAGGCTTTCTTTTGCTTCGGTGGTATAAATTCCTTTGCGATAATAAAAGGAAATTCAGGGGCGGTTTTGACTGTTCCTGCAAACCCTTTAGTCATGCGGGATTAAGACAGATTTAACTTGCTATAGTTTTGAAAAAGAGCGATCATGTACTTAAGGGGATTGAAACCCGCAAAACGAAAGGAGATGCCCATTATGCAGAAAGCACAGTTTGTAAGAAAAGCAATCAGCATTGAGGAACTCAAAGAATATAAAGGTGAAACATTTTCCTTTATAGTTGAAAAGGTGGTGAAGCTTGAAGCAAAGGAGTTTGAAAGCTTTACAGAAAGACTTCTTGATGACCAGGATTTTATAAAGGAAAACAAAGAACTCCAATACATAGACCGGGACGGAGTTTGGCATTGCATTATGATTAAAGGCAAAGGAACAAAAGATGCAATATTGGTTCAAAGCGAGGGTTACGATTGGGCGAGGTACACAGCGTACCTCCCCTCCCTGACTATATCAAAAATAAAACTTGAACCAATTGGCATTAAGAGGTAACATGACCATTGAGACGCAATTGAACGTGGAAGAAAGGTGGGCGGATATGACTCAGGCGATAGTGGATGAACTGGTGGAAAGAGCCTTGCAGTTAATTGTGGAACTTAAAAGTAAGGACGAAGCACTGGAACTTCGCAAGGCTCTGATTAACAGCAGCAAATCAGCCTTGCTGGAAAGACTGGGGAATTAATATTCTGAAAGGAATTGAATAAGGCCGCCATGGTATTCCGAGTGTTCTCAGCACCGGGAAACTGACGCAGGTAACTACACTACCTACACCGACAGCATATGCTACCACAGCGACCCTGTATTAATTATACTGCATGATGTGCATTTTAACAATGATACAAAAGGCGCAGTGTGGGATTGCCAACTATCCTGCAGTGCGCCTTGTCTGTTCCTTTCGCAAAACGAAAGGAGACAAAAATTTATGCAAAACAGTTCAAAGGATTTTGAGGAAGCCTTCTGGGATTTCCTCTCAAAGCGGGTCACCGAGGATTTGGGAATCTGGCTTTTAGCCGATACCGAATACCAAAGGGTGAATGCTGAAATTGAAATGCAGGAGGAGCGGATCAAGGCTTGTGTCCATTCCAATGGATGCAGGGACTTCGACATCCTCTTTGACAGGCTCAACTCCCTGTGCGGCGAGATGGAAATTACCGTTGCCGAGACTGCATATTTGAAAGGTATCAAGGATGGGCTAAGGCTTTACAGTATGATTATGCTGGACGGAGGTGCAGTGCCATGCCGGGAGGATTAAAGAAGCACTTGGAGGAAGCAGCCGAGCGAAGGGTTGAGGAACTTGGCATCCTGCTCTTTAAGAATGACAACACATATAAAGAACTTCGGATGCGGGAATATGAAGTCCAGCAAATGTTAATGGCTACACTTACGGAAGAACAACAGGGAATGCTTGTGGAGCTTGAAGGACTCCATAGTTCGCAGGATGCAATTGCAAGGGACAGAATTTATAGAGACGGATTTATGGATGGGGTCAAATTAGTAAGGTTATTGTTGAAATAAGTTTAACAAAAATACAATAAGCATATAACTGGAAGAGAGGTTTGAATTCTGAACCCCTCTTTCTTTTTGTTAAAAATTCGGGTGGGAAGGTTTTACTTCCCTGTGTTGTGGGAGGTTGAAAGGATGAACTTGGAACAAAAGCAAAAGGTAAGCCAAATGAGACACCGGGGAATGAGCTACCAACAGATAGCAGCAGACCTTGGTGTTTCTGAAAACACAATAAAATCATATTGCCAAAGGAACAACCTAGGTGCAGTTAAAGGCAGCAGGAGTGAAATCCATACTGAGTGCAAGCAGTGTGGAAGACCTTTGCTACAAGGAAGAAAGGGGCATCCCTCAAAGTTCTGTTCGGATGAATGCCGTAGGAAATGGTGGAAGGATAATGAGGGTCAGCTAACCAGGAAAGCATGGTATACCATCAGCTGCACTGGGTGTGGCAAGACCTTTGAAAGCTATGGTAATAAAGGTAGGAAGTTCTGTTCCCATAGCTGTTATATTAATAGCCGCTTCAATGGTACAGGTGATTCTAAAAAGGCGGGTGATGGATCGTGAACCATGATCAGTTCCAGAGGGAGAAGAACTACAGGATGTCCCTTTCCATCGCCAAGGCGATGCTAACAAATGGGGTTATAACAGAGAAGGAATTTAAAAGGATAGATATGCTTCTGGTCAACAGATATAAACCTGTAATAGGCGGAATATAAGTATTATAACCGTTGCTTTGTATCAAAATCAGAGTTAAGATTGACTACAAGGGGGTGGTTTCATGCCACGCAACATAAGGAAAATAGCACCTTTGATGCCAAAGGCACCAGCGAAAAAACGTGTTGCTGCATATGCCAGAGTGTCAAATGGAAAGGATGCAATGCTACTCTGGGTTACTTAACTCAAAGTATACAGATATCTATAACAGACCATTAGTTATTTCAAACAAAGAGTCAATTATCCAAATGCAATTTGATGTAATGTATTTGCTTGTTCTGACAGCAAGACTAT